GTTTCACATCTATCAACAGGAATTAACAGACTTATTGTTAATTCTCTAACAACATCTATTACCGAAGTTTCTACTAATATAAAGAGACAATCTTCTGGTGGTGGATTAGATGTTAAAACAGACGGCAATTTAACTGGTAATAACTATGCTCAAGCTGTATTAGGTTCTTCCTTAAATACATTTGCAAGTCTTGTTGGATTTGTGGACGCAGCTGAATTATTTGGTTCGATTAAACTACACCCAGAACTTTTAAGTATTGAGCATTTTGATCAATATTATCCAAATTTAACAATTCAAGAAATATCACCAGAGGAATCTCCATCAACATTAACAACTGATACTGGGTTATATTTTAATTACGGACCACTATCAATCAACAATCCAATTACAACTACTACTTCTGGCAATTCTGCTTTAAGTGGAACTACATTTATAGAGGTTGTAAATACAGATTATTTTGACGATTCTGGTCGTCTATATATTGTATCTGGAACAAACTATTTGGTTGCCACATATACAGGAAAAACTCCAACATTATTTACTGGTTGCGAGTTTGTCAGTGGAACAACTCAAGATCCAGGTGTTGGTAGTTTTGTTGTTCCACAACAACTTGTATAAATATAAATAACTTACGAAAACTCGTCCAAACTATATTCAAAGGATAAACAAATGCCTGCAATTATTTCAGACAAATTTAGAATTTTTAATGCGACACAATTTGTGGAGTCATTGACCGAAGGGACTACTATGGGTTCTGGAGGTGATCCTGAACTTGGTGATGAAAGAACTAGACTTTACTTCTTTGTTGGAAGACCACAAAGATGGGATGCATATCTAGAAATTTATAGTCAAAATGCAACAGCATTTAATGTTGGTGATGAAGTTTATGTTGGTGCTAGTTATGGAGCAGCGACATATAAAGCAGTAGTTAGACAAGTTTTCACACATTCTCTCCTTGTATACAACGTTAATGGTTCTACTGGCGTTGTATCAGTTCCAGCTGCTGGTTCCATCTTAAAGGGTTACTCTGGTGGTTCTGACACTGGTGCTCAAGCATATACTGGGGTTTATCGTTATGCGACAGACGAAGCAGCACCTCTACCATTAGATAACCAGGAAGAGCAGTATTCAGTATATGATGACATTATTGCTGCTAAGAGAATCACTAACGAATATGTAAGAACTGTTATTAGAAGATATAACTGGCAAACTAACACCACATATGATATGTGGAGACCAGATTATTTCTCTACTCAAACTGGCAGACTTGGCACTCAATCTGCAACTGGTGCAAGCACAATTGCAGATGCAAAATACTATGTAATGAACCAACAGTATCAAGTTTGGTTGTGTCTCTTTAATGGAACTGATTGGGCAAATCAATCTGGTCAGCAATCAACTGAAGAACCTTCACTAACTCCTTCAGCTGGAACATACGATGCTGCTACTGGTATTTACGAAGAATCTGGTGGAGTATACAAGTGGAAATACATGTATACAATGTCAACCGACGATGTTTTNAGATTCCTTTCAACCGACTTCTTGCCAATTGTTCTTCCTTCTGATCCATCTAGAGCANGTGTAATCTCAAATCAAGTTGTTGTTGGTGCTATTGATTCTTACATTGTTNCTGATAACGGTGCAAATATCACAGCATCAAATGGAACCTATTATGCTCCTGTCCTAGGAGACGGAACANCTCAGGCAGTTGCTGAAATTACAATTAGTGGTGGTTCTATTACCAGTGCTAGAGTAGCAGAAAGAGGAGAGGGTTATACTTATGGTTCTATTGCAATTGCAACTGGAACTGGAACTGGTGCAACTGCATACGGACTATTTGATGACGTTGCTCTAACTTCTTCTGCAACTGTTAACGCTAATGCAACTGGTAAAATCGAAGTTATCATTCCTCCAAAAGAAGGTCATGGTGGAAACATGGAACTCGAATTGAATGGAAAGCGTGTAATGACCAATATTCGTCTCTCATACGACGAAGGTTATGGTGATTTCCCAGTTGACAATGATTTCCGCAGAATTGGTCTTGTTAGAGATCCATATGTAAGAGGAACTACTACATATGCAACAAACGATACTTTAAATGGTTTGATTGGAATTAGAATCAACGGTTCAACTGCTGATTACTATGTCGATGAGGTTGTAACCCAAGACTTGGGTGGTGGCAATACTGCGATCGGCACTGTTGTTTCTTGGGTTCCTGATGCAGCAGGTAGTCCTGATGGCATTTTGAAAATTTTCCAGAGTGTCGATTATCACCAAGATAACGGTGTTGTAAGAGCATTTGATCCTTCCGTTGCAGCAGCTGTTAATGGATTAACATCTCTTGCTGATGGAACTATCGATAATACATATAACCAAACTTCAAGCAATGCTTTGTTTGGAACATTCGTAAGTGGTATTTCCAATCCAGAAATTGAACAAAACTCTGGTGAGGTCATATACATAGAGAATAGAAGACTAATCACTAGAGCTGCTGACCAGATTGAAGATATCAAACTAGTTATCGAGTTCTGATTTAGTCTGCTTACAAACTTAGTTTAAGTAGATACAAGTCAGATGCCACAAAAAACCAACTTAAATGTAGAGCCTTTCTTTGACGATTTCGATTCTTCTAAGAATTTCTATAAGGTTCTTTTTAGACCTGGATATTCAATTCAAAGCAGAGAGTTAACTACACTCCAGTCTATATTACAAAATCAAATTGAAAATTATGGCAAGTTCCAATTTAAACAAGGGGAACTTGTCATACCTGGAGAAGTAGGTTTTAACAGTAATTTAAATTACGTAAAATTATCCTCTGTATCAGAAATTGCTATCAATGATGGCAATGAAATTGTATTCAGAAAATATGACATTAAAACTCTAGTAGGTCAAAAAGTTAGTGGCATTACTTCAGGAGTTATTGCCACAGTTGTTGCAGCAGAATATTCAAGTGAAACTGAATCTGATATTATTTTTGTAAAGTATGTAAACAGCGGAGATACTAGTCTCGAATCGACATTTAGACAGGGTGAAACCCTAGAAGTTGTCGATGGTGTAAATACACCACTTCTGGTAGTTGGAACAGACGGTAGCGTTTTACCAACTAGTATTAGAGTAACAAATCCAGATACTGGAGAAGTTGAAACACTTCCCAGTCCTGCAATGGGAATCGCTTCTGCAGTTAAAGTTGAGCAGGGCATTTATTTTGTTAATGGATTCTTTGTCAGAAATGATGAGCAATTAATTATAGTTGACAAATATTATAATAAACCTTCTGCAAAAGTAGGATTCACTATTTCTGAATCCATTGTTACTTCAGAGGAAGATAATTCTTTATATGATAATGCGAGAGGATACTCCAATTTTTCAGCTCCTGGAGCATCTAGATTAAAAATTACATTAACATTAACGAAATTTGGTTATACTAGTATAACCGATAGAAATTTCATTCAACTTTTAAAAATTAAATCTGGTCTTGTAGAGAAAAAAGTAAGACAATTTGATTATACTTTGCTAGAAGATACTCTAGCAAGAAGAACATTTGATGAATCTGGTGATTATGTTGTAGAAGATTTCCCAATTGATATCAGGGAATATTATCAGAGAAATAATAATAATGGTTTTTATAGTTTAAATAGACAGACTAACACTGTCAATGGATTATCTACTGAAGATGCAAGTAAGAAACTGGTTGCATCAATTGGACCAGGAAAAGCATATGTTCGTGGATATGAAATTGTAAACAAAGAAACAAAATATATCACCTTAGATAAAGCAAGAGATGTTTTAGAAAGAGATAATGTAACTATTAAGGGTCAAGGTTTATCTCAATTTAAAATTACTAATGTTTATGGTTCTGTTCCTTTAAATTCAGAAGGATCTGAATTAACAGCTTATCCAAACATTTATTTTTATTCAGTATTTAATGATGGAAGTGTTGGTTTAAACGGAACTGAGTTATCTACTGATGCCAAGCAAACTATTAATAGAAGGGGAACTGAATACACTTATATCTCAGAAGATGTAAAATTTAATAATGAAGATATTGCAATAAAAACTATTTACTTGGTGTCTAGAGATCCATTAAAACCTTTTGGATCTATTACTGATAGCAACTTCCAGACAGATTTTGGAACCTTGTGGTTTAGAAAAACTCAAGATTTACCATTTGAAGTTGATTCTGTAAAAACTTTAGCTTGGTCTATTGTAAAAAGACCAGAAATTAATGTATCCGCAGATTTCTTAGAATTAACAATTTACGGAAGAAAAGATCAATTATATAATTTCTTCAGAGAATATCAAGAAGGTTCTGAAAATAATGAAACTCTACTTTATTTAAATAAGAATGATGCTTTGACATCTGGATCATCTGAATGGGCGGCAGTAAAGGATTACAATGAAATTATTACTCCTTTGATTGGTGTTGCAAAACCAAAGAATTTTTACTTTGAAAATTTCCCAACTGGATTCAATAAAGATACAGATAAGGTTATTTCGAAAGGAAGATTGAGTGCTTCCAGATCTTCATATAATGGTATCTTCTCTTTAAGTTATTTCAATCCAACATACTTCACAAAAATTACCCTAGATTCAGACATTGCGGATGGAACATTCGCTGCTGGTAAATATGTGATTGGTGCTAGGAGCGGTGCCTACGGGGTCGTAGAAGGTCTAACAAACGGGTTTTACTCAGCAGGCAACACATTGTTTGTAAAGACGCTTTCTGGGGCATTTATTCCAGGAGAACCTATTGCTGATGAGGATGATAATGTAAGAAGAATTGCTATTGAAAATACTGTATCTCATTTCATTGTTCATAGAAGAAATGATGGTGGATATGTTGCCAATACCACAAAAATTTCTTTAAATGGTATTGATTTCGATTCTTCTATTATCAGACCATCTATCAATGGCACTGGTATTATATACAGAGTAGATATTGCAAATCGTAATTTACTTTTACAAACTTATTCTGCACCTCCAGAAGTAAGAGCAGTTGTATTTGGTGGAGCTAGTGAAGTAAATCCTGAAGTTGGTATTACAGCAGTACTCTTTAAAAATACAGTAATCAATTATTCTGCAGATAATGTAAAATCTTTCTATTCCGTATTTGGACCTGGAAATGTCAATAGATTTAGTGCTGATGTAGAATTAACTGATGAAAAATATTCTTTAACATCAGATGTTGGATCATATTCATTCAGTGGTTTAAAAGGATATCGTTATGTCGAATCCAATGGATTTGGTGATGATGCTGGAAAATATGTAAAGCAGGGAGATTTAATTCAATTTACAGATTCAGATGGTGTTGTTAATAGAAGAATTGTTCAATCTACTAGTAGTCCAGCTGGTTCAGTAAAAACTAGAATTTATATGGATTCTGCTCTAATGGCGGATGTTAGCAATTCCACTATCGTTAGAATCCGTCCAAAGCAATCTAATACATCTAAACCAACATTAATTTTCCCAACTGGCAGTAAGCAAATTCAATCTTTAGTAAAAGACAGTTCAGATTCAAAGTTTACTTATTATTTTAGAAGAGATTTTGTTATTGAAGCATCTTCAAGTGGAGGAAATTTAACTTTTGCTGCACAACTTCCTTTTGGCACACAAAGATTTGTAAGATATACAAAAGAAAATTATATTTTTACAGTTTTAGATAAAGGCAATTCTACAATAGTTGAAGATGGTGATATTCTTTACATCGATGATAGTTTCGTTTCAATTGATACATCTACAGATGCTACTAGTGGTTTAACTTCTGGTAGTTTAAAATTAACATTGCCTGATGATTTCTTTGGACAAAATGCATTAGCTCCTTATCCAAAATTAAAATTAACAGCAACACTAGAAGTAAAAAAATCAAAACCAAGATTAAAGACATCAATAAAAAATAAAAGAATTGTTATTTCTGCAGCAGGTGATAGAAATGTTCCTTTGAGAGGATTTGACTATGATACAGAAGATACTCAAAGTTTCAGTTATTCTGATGTATATAATTTAAAATATGTTTATCTTGGTGGTCAAAATCCTCCAGTTGTAGATACTGATGGAAATCTTGTTAGTGGTGAAGATATTACAAATAGATTTACTTTTGATGATGGTCAACGTGATACTTTTATTGATGTTTCGAAATTAGTATTAAAACCAGGATTTGATCCCCCTAATGGTCAAATAGTTGTAGGTTTTGATTACTTCGAACATTCACAAGGAGACTTCTGCACTGTAAATTCTTATCTTCACGAAGCAGGTGTTGGTGAAGATGAAATTCCCGTATTTAATTCTGCAGTCTATGGAACAATTTCATTAAAAGATGTTATTGATTTTAGACCAAAAGTAGATTCAAATTCTGTTATTAGTGGTTTCCAAGATCGTTCACTTCTATCATCAGGAGAGTTTACATCATTCATTGGTGCTGGTGGTGTTTCTGCTAGCACGCCTGCCGTAGATTCCAACTTAGAATTTACAATTTCATTCAGTGAAAGTCAATACTTAGATAGAATTGATGGAATTTTTCTAACAAAGAAAGGTGATTTTGTTTTAAAAGAAGGAAATTCATCGTTGAATCCAGCAAAACCAGAAAGTTTAGATGATTCTATTCCTTTAAGTTATATTTACGTTCCGTCTTTTACCGTATCAAACGAAGACGTAAAGATTATTCCAGTTGATAATCGCAGATATACGATGCGTGATATTGGAAAAATTGAAAAACGTGTAGAGCGTCTTGAGTATTATACAACTTTAAGTATTTTAGAGCAGCAAGCTTTAAATATGCAAGTTAAAGACAGCATTGGTTTTGATAGATTTAAGAGTGGTTTCGTTGTTGATAATTTTGAATCTCACAAGGTTGGAAATTTAAAATCTATTGATTATAGATGTTCTATTGATAGTCAACAAACTGTTTTAAGACCTCAAGTAAGAGAAGATTCTTTTGGATTGAAAGAAGTAAATTCTGCAGATGATCAAAGAATATTAAATGGATACACATATAATGATGGAATTATTACTTTACCATATACAAATTTAAATTTAGTAGAAAACTCTTTTGCAACAAAAACAATCAATCCAAACCCATTCGTTGTTCTTCAATATGCTGGTGATGTAGAATTAGATCCATCTATTGATCAGTGGTTCGATGATTCTACGAAACCTTTATTGATTAATGATAACACTGGTTTGTTTACTATTTTCTCTTCTAAACAGAATGTTTATGAGTCTTTCTCAAGCATTTATAATAATTTTATTATAAATTGGGTAGGAACAAATAGAACTTTCTACAATACCAAACCACTAACAAATATTACAAGTGTAGAATCTAATTCAAATGTTAAGGAAGCATCTGTTTCTAGTAGTTCTAATATTAGTCCACAAAATTTCGAACTAGCTCAAGGAATTGGTAAGAAAGTTGTTGGTGATAAGTCAGTAATTAATGCGCTTCAATTATTCGCAAGAACAAAAGCGGTTAAATTTACTGTAAAGAGAATGAAACCAAAGACTCAACTCTTTGCTTTCTTGGATGGAAGAAATATTGGTAGATGGATTAATCCAGATATTAGATTTACAGGAATAGCAGGAAACTCAACATCATCATTTGGTGGTCCAATTATTACTGATGAAAATGGAAACGCAAGTGGAATTCTAATTGTTCCATCAGGTTTCCCACCAGTAGAAGGTGCTTCATGGACTGGCGATGTATCTACAGTTGTTTATGATAACACAATTGATGGTATTAAGTTTTCGACTGGAGAAAAAACTATCCGTTTCACATCAAGTCCCACGGATGAAAATAAACAGGTAGTCGAATCTTATGGAGAATCAAAATACTTTGCATTAGGTGCGTTACCACAAAATCCACAATCAATTATTTCAACAAGACCTTCAATCTTTAAAGCAAATGAAGGTGTTCAGTTTACTGATAGTAATACTGATATAGAAATCAAACCAAATCCACTTGCTCAAACATTTAAAGTTGAAAATTATGATGGTGGTGTTTTTGCAACAGGAATCGATTTATTCTTTAGCAAAAAAAGTCCTACAATTCCAATCAGAGTATATTTAACTAATGTAGATATTGGAAAACCATCAAAAAATATTTTACCTGGATCGATATGTGTTTTAAATCCAGAAACAAAGTTAAAAGTTTTTGCTAGTGGAAACTTATCCATCAAACAAGGTGAAAATGTTATCGGATTACAATCTGGAGCATCTGGTCCAATTGATAAAGTTTATGATAAGAACAATGTTGAAATACTTCCACTAACTGATGGAACAATTGTATTAAACAATGAGCAGGTTTATACATTAGTTTTAAGTAATCATACTGGTATTTCTTTCCTACAAAATGAAACTCTAACATCAAATTCTTTAATTACTTTCAATAATGCTAATGCTACAAATCTTTCTTTAACAGTTGCGAAAGACTCTGGAAAAATTGTTGATCTGATTATTAACAATACTGGAGCAAATTATGATAGTGCTATTCTAACAATAGAAAGTCCTCAGCTCCCTGGAGGAAGCACTGCAACTGCTGTTTGTAGAGTTTCTGATGGTAAGATATATGATGTTGAAATAACAATTCCTGGAACAGGATATACAGAAAATCCTTCTGTTGTTGTTAGAGGAACAGGTACTGGTGCTTCTGGAGCAGAAATTAGAGCAATAATCGAAGTTGATACTCCAGCCGTTCAAATGGGTGTTGCCGTTGATCCAGATGGAGTTGTTCAATCAACTACTCCAACTAAATTCAATTTTAAGCATCCAGTTTATCTACAGAATAATGCTAATTATTCCATAGTTATCGAAACAGATTCAACAGATTATTCTATTTGGACTTCTGAGTTAGGTAAGTCTGATATTTCTACCAACGTCACTGTAACCAGTCAACCAGGACTTGGTTCTGTTTATAAGTCTCAAAATACCGATACATGGACAGAAGATTTATTTGAGGATATTAAATTTAGTCTTTATAGAGCAGAATTTAATACAGATAGAACTGCAGAAGTTTATTTAACTAATGAAAACTTAGGTTATGAAATTATTGATCCACAACCATTCGAAACATCTGCTAGATCTAATTCTACAGCTACATCTCCATTATTTAAAAATAATAATTCAGTTGTAAAAGTAAATCATAGAGATCATGGATTTGAAGACACTGGAAAGTCTTTTGTTTTCTATAAGAATGCATTAGATGTAGGAGGAATAACAAATTCCACTTTAAATTCATCTCTATTTGAAGTATCAAATGTAGGAATTGATAGTTATACAATTACTGCTCCATTTAGAGCTGGTAATAATGAAAAAGGTGGTGGAGATTTTGTATTAGCATCTCATAATAGAAAGTTTGAAAAATTATATGCACAAGTTAATTACTTACAAACTGAAGGAACAAGAATTAATTCATTTGTTAGAACAACTAATGTAGTTCCTGTAGATTCAAATACTCAGAATTATGTTTCATACGCAGTATCTGATTATGAAAAAACTTTCTTAAATGAAGAGCAATTCTTCAACAATCAAAAATTTATATCTTCTAGGATTAATCAAACTGTCAATAACATAGATAATTCGTTAACATATAAAATAGAACTTTCTTCTAGTGTTTCGTATCTATCTCCAGTTATCGATGTAAAATATTCTTCAGTAAAACTCTCCACTAATAGAGTTGAAAATCCATCTGGTATGGAAGATAGATACGGAAAGCGTTACCAGAAGATCAAGTTTTTCCCAGTATATTACTTCTCTGTTATTGGAACACCTCTAATAAACAACCCTGTCGATTTGAATCAAACTGTTCAAGGAAAATCATCTCTTGCTAGAGGAGAAGTTATAAAGTTTGATCAAAATGTTGTTTGGGTTAGATTAACAACTTTGAATACATTTGAACCCAATGAAGAGTTATTCTTCTCATCACAATCTGACGCTGGTGGAGACTTTTTCAATGAAGTTATTGCAATCGCACCAACAACACAAACAAATCCAGGTGTAATTAAAGTTCCACAAAGCTTTGATATTGGCGAAACAGTATATGGAATGAGTCCAGATGATACTACTGTCACATATGTAAGTAAAATTTCAGGAAAGGTTATATATTGGGATTCCGAATCTGAAGAATTGATTATTGAAAATAATAAAAAACCAATTAATAATGATTACACTTCGGCAATTACTGTTGGTAGTTCTTTTGCAAGAAAAGCAACTATTGAAGACCAAGAAAGTGATATTGTTAGAGTAAATGAATTGATTTATAAATCAAATCAACAAAATGATGAACTTAAATTTATTAAAGTTATTTCCATGAATTTTGAAAATGGTATAGATTTTGTATCAGAATTGAGTTCTAAGAATGGATCTTCTGTTGCAAAATATGTAACAAAAGAAATTACAATGAAGACAAATGGAACTGCGATTGATGTAAGGTTGACGGCAAATCTTAGAGATGTTGAAAATATTAAAGTATTCTATAAGACCAAAGAAGCTTCATCACAAACAAATTTTGAAGATATTGATTGGGTTGCTTTCAATGACGATGGCAATCCAGACGTAGAATTACTGCCAATCGCATCTAATACAATTTCTGGTGATTTTGAAGATCAGGAAACATATCAAGAATTTGTTTATAGTGATGATGGAATTCCCGACTTCAGTTCATTTGCCATTAAAGTTACTATGCAAACAATTGATCCTGCATATATTCCAAAAATTCAGGACATAAGAGCAGTTGCATCATACTGATGAAAGATTATTTGAAAGTGAAAGGTCATGAGGGATTATATAGAGACCCCTCCACTGGTGCAATTATCAACACAGAGAGACCCCCAAAAAGTAGTTTAAGTAATACTTTTAACTCTGCTTTAGATGACATAAATATATTGAAGAATGAAGTCTCTGAAATTAAACATCTTCTGAGAGAGTTAATAAGAAATGCCAGCAATACTTAGAGAAGTCTTAAAAACCAATACGTTCGAAGAACAACGTCAAATCATCAATACAATTGGTGGTGATTTTTTTGCATACAGTTCTGGCACTGGATTTAGCACATTTTTAAAACTAGTAGACGGTTCTGCGAGTTCACCCGCACTATTTTTTGATACTGATGTTGATCTCGGGTTATTTAAATCTGCAGATGGAGTAGTTAGTATTGCTTCTGCGGGATCAAATGCTCTAAATGTTAGTAGTACAAGAGTTCAACCTTTTGTAGATTTTATCTACGAATCTCAAGATTCTGGATCTGTAAACTTTAATTTACCTGGCGGTGTTCCTGCAGTAGGATCTGGATATGCTCCTGGACAATATGTAGACCAAGCAACGACTGGCGGAACTGGAAACGGATTAACCGTAGATTTTACAGTCTTAGCATTTGAAGGATCGATTACAAATGCTGGTGCTGGATATACTCCTGGGACATATAACGGAGAATCCTTAACAAATGTAAGTTCTTCAGGTTCTAATGGAACTGCAAACATTGTAGTTGGAGGTTTAGCAACATCTACATTGACTGCAGGAAGTGGTTATGATGCAGAACAAACATTTTCAAATATTCCATTACAAGGAAGTAGCACTGGATCTGGTGCTACAGCGACTTTAATTGTAGATGCAGGTGGAACAATATCAAGTTTCACAATAACAAGTGAAGGTAATGCCAATTACACTGTAGGTGATATTCTAACAGTAAATAATAGTGATTTAGTTTGGACTGATGTTGAAACTGGAACTCAATATACCAGTGGCGGTTCTGGATTTCAATTAGAAGTAGTATCATTATATAAAACTGTAACCAGCTTTACACCTCCTACCACATGGAGTGGGACTGGATATGCTGCAAACGATACGGTATCTGCAGCATTATCTGGCGGTGATGGAAATTTCGTATTCACTTTTTCCAGTGTTGGAGCGATTGATCAAGCAACAGGATTATTATTAAATCAATCTGGAACTGGATATACTGATGGTGATATTATCAGTCCAGATTTATCTGCAACTACAGATGCAGAATTTGTTGTTTCTCTTGCTGGTGATCCTGTTACGAGGGCAAGTATTTCCACTCTTGGTGATGCAATATTCAATTCTGTCAATGTAACTACAGATTTCGATGTTTCTGGTAATGCTACAATTGATGGAACAGCGACTATTGGAAATCTTAATTTACAAGGATCTTTAACAGGTGCCACTCTTTCTGGTGAAAGTATCTCTGTTACTGGAAGCATTAGTTCCAATGGCGGAATCACGGTTCAAGGTGGAGGAACTATCAATGGTGATATTTCTCTAGCATCAAGTCTTTTCCAAATTGATGATCTTAATAATAAAGTTTCAATTAATGGTCCTACAGACAATACTGTAGAGGATTACATGTTTGAGGTCAACGGAACCTCAAAAATTTACAATAATTTTTATGCTGCAGTAGACGCAGATTCTGCAGTTTCAATTGGTTTAGACGATGGTCCAGATGAACCAATTCCAGAAAAATTAACAGTTACTGGAAATGTTCAAGCTAGTGGTGATTTCTATGCTGGAGACGGTGCAAGTCTAGAACCAGCTTTCAGTTTTACTACTGATAAAACTCTAGGACTTTACAAAAAAGATTTAAACGAAATTGGTTTATCGGCATATAATGGAGATATAGCAACATTCTCCAGTAGCGCAATTGATTTCTATAAACCACTAACATTGATCAATGAGCAAATTGACGACTTTACTCTTGTTACAGGAAGAGGATTTGCTTATGGATTATATACCAATGTTGTTCTTGATGGCGGAACAGGTGCTGACTTTACAGTTAATCTAACAGTAGGTTTCAGTGGAACTATTAGTTCTGGTGGCTCTGGATATACTGATGCAAATTACACAGGAGTTCCTCTTGAATATGCATCACTAGTTCCTGGTGCTATTAGTAATTTTGGAACAATTACAGGTGGTTCTAATTATTCTGATGGAACATACACAGATGTTGCTTTAACCAATGTTTCTTCTAGCGGTTCATCTGCAACGGCAAATATTACAGTAACGGGCGGATCTGTAACTGCAGTCAATGTTCAGGCAAGAGGTTCTGCATATGCAGTAAACGATGTATTGAGTGCAGCAACTGCAGATATTGGAGGACCACTACTAGTTTCTGGATCCCAACTTTTAATTAACAATGGTGGATCTGGATATGAAAATGGAACATACAATGGTGTTTCACTAACCAATGTTTCTTCTAGCGGTTCATCTGCAACGGCAGATATTACAGTTTCTGGTGGTGCTGTAACTAATGTAGAAATTGATGCATCTGGTTCTGGATATTCTGTAGGTGATACGTTAAGTGTATCTGGAAGTGATTTATACACCGTATCATCATTTACATTAACAGCGACTAATAACAACGCAGATCATTTCTCAATTTCTGGAACAGATGCTGTTACTACTCACAGCAGTGCTGATGATCCTACAATCAATGTAAATTTAGGAGACACATTAACTATTAGTGTTAATGCTACTGGACATCCTCTTTATATTGTAACTCAAATAGATGCAGAAACTGGTGGATATGATGCTGCATTTGAAGTGGCGTCTGTAACTGGTCAAGGTGCAACTAATGGAGACGTTGTATTTGATACAAGTTTAGCAACTGCAGGAACATATTATTATGTTTGCGGAAACCATTCAGCAATGCAAGGACAAATTATTGTCGCAAATGCTACGTTTGGGTCTGGTGCAGAATTTGAAATTGAATCTTCTGATACTTTAACTGGTTCTGGGTTCCAAGTAACCGTTGCAGATATTGGTGGTGCAGGAAGTGGTAGTGGAGCAGTTGCAAATATTACTATTGGTGGTGGAGTAGTCACTAAAGTTGAGGTCACAGATCCAGGAAATGGATTGTATGATCGCAATGAAGTTCTTACTGTTGATTATACAAATTTAATATACTTTGACGATCAAGGAAACCAGCAGACATCTGTCCAACCAACATCAGATTTAGAATTTACAATTACAGATCTTAGTGGAGTTTCTTTCTTAGAAATTACAGATTATGGTGCTGGATATTCTGTAGGCGATGTATTAACTTTACCAAGTTCTTTTACAGATTTATCCACACGTTCTGGATATTCAGCTTTCTCCAGTGGATCTACAGTAACCGCAGGAAATTATGTTTATACTACTGGCGGTGATTATGTTTATCGAGTAAGTATTAGTGGTTCTCTTGGATCATCTGCTCCTGTATTTGGTGAAGATGCCGTTGGTTCTGTTAACATTACAAATGCTGGTTCTGGATATCCCGCATCCGAAACATACACAGAATTGGATGTCATTAGTGTTACTGGAACTGGAACTGGATTAAAAGTAGATGTAACCACAAATGCAAGTGGACAAATTGCTACTATTACTCCACAAAATGACTTATCTGGTTTTGGATATAATCAAGGCGACTCTCTGAGAATTGATGATGCACTACTAAATTCAAAAATTCTTAATGTAAGTATCACTGAACAATCTGGAGACTATGAACCAGATGGATTCTATACAAATATCCCACAAACTTCTACCTCTGGAAATGGTATTGGAGCATTATTTAATTGTAGTATTGATTCTGGAGGCAATATAACTAGTGTTGTTATTGTAGATGGTGGAACTGGATACGCTGCAGGTGATACTATTACTATTGCAGGTGATGAGTTTGGTGAATATACGAATGAAGATGGGGATACATTCTCATCTGGTCCAGCAACTTTCACAGTATCATCTTTAACCACTGGTTCTGGTAATGCATTTACAGTAGCTACAACAGATTCCAGTCAAGTTAGTGGAACTGCTACGTTGGTTTGGTATGATTATCAACCAAGTGCCTTTAGTTTAACTGTTGATACACTAGAAACATTTAATAATATTCAATTCAATAGTGTTAACGGTGAACTCATTGCAAAGAAACTTACAGTAGATCCAGATGGCATTGCGGTTGGAACTACTTTAACAATCAATAATAATACTATTGCAACTTCATCTGGAAATTTAACTCTAAGTTCAGATGCAAACTCACAAACAATTGTTTCTGGCACTGGGGCATTAGCACTTCCTTCTGGTGATGATTTACAAAGACCTACAACATCACTAACTGGTTCTATTAGATTCAATACAGTTAGAAATCAATTTGAAGGATTAGTTCAGGGTTATTATGTTTCTCTTGGTGGTGTTCGAGATGTAGATGGCAATACATTCATTTCAGCAGAACTCAATCCTGGTGATGATGACAATACGATTAGATTCTACAATGATGGAGTATTAAGTCAGTTTGTAGAGCAAAACAAACTTACTTATCGTTCAATCTCAACCATACAAAATGATGATCTGACTGGTGTTGATGAATGGATAGCGGGTGCTGATGCAACATTAGCAACTCTACCTGACGTAAATTATATTTACTATGGTGATAATGTTTATTCTGTAGATTCTACAGGAACATTAGATGCTTCCACTCCACCAGTTCATACAACTGGAACAGTAACCAATGGAACAGTTGATCTAACATATGTAAGAAAAGTATTTGGAAATTTAGAATTAAAATCAAAGAATATAAACTTTGTTTTAACAGATAATTTACAAATCAATTCCACGGATTTAGTATTAAATCCAGATGGTAGTGATTTTAAAATTCAATCTGGTTTATCAGATCTAAGTTTTGGATTTAATCCAACATCTCAAAATAGTAATCAAGTTTATAAAATTACTAGTGATGGTTCCCTATCCTTTAATAAGGGATATGGATCAGCATCTGATAATTATCAGAAAGTATTAGATTACGAACTAAAAGAGTTCGAACTTCTTGATACTAAATTAATTTCAAATACTGGTCAACTTGATAGCTCAGTTACTACATCAGTTGGTATTACTTTGTCTTCCTGGGATACTGCGATTTCTGGTAAGATTTTTGTTGAAATTGAAGAACAATATGCATCTCCAGTGACAAATCCACAAAGGCAGTATTCTGAAATTTCATATCTAATTGCAGAAGATGCTCAAGATATTCTTTATACTGAAACGAATAAATTATATAACAATGCTCTTCTTGGAGATGTTACATTAAGTCTTGATACATCTTCTCCAAAGAATATTATTATTAACTTTGCACATTCTACGGCAAGCAATACTGCTCTATATAACATTAAAGTGGTTTCACAACTAATTAGGAGATAAAGATAAATGCCTCAATTAAAACCATTTCATTCAGATGCTGGATTTGCTGTTGCAGAAGATACTATTATCGATTCTGGCAGAAATGTCACAGCAGCAAATAGTGTAGAGGTAGTCAACTCTGAATTTACTTCAGCATCTAAAAAAGATTTTATTTCATATAACACCGCAAATGATGCATCATCTACTGTGACATTAGATGATTTTGTCAATATTGCAGCAAATAGAGTAGCATTTTCTCAAGCTGATTGTATTTTAACTTGGAAAGGATATCCACTTGCTTCTTATAATGTAAATGCAAACGAATCTGTAGTTACAGTTACTCTTCCAGATCATGGTTTAGTAGCAGGTCAAAATGTCACTGTAATTTTTGATGCGCCATTCTCCTCACAGGATGGAACATATGCCGTATCTGAAGTTATTTCTAGCAGTGTATTCACATTTTTTACTGGAACAGTTTTTGATGCAGTAAATCCAATTATTAACTCTCCATTAGAAATTTCTGTTCCTTACGGACAAAGTTGGGAATTGTCTTTAAAAATAGAAACAACAGTATTGAGTGACAATGCAAACAATTTAACTCTTGCTGGAGTTTTAACAAGTGTCACAAAAGATAATGTTCCTCCTGGACATACATGGACTGTTATTCCACTTGTAAACAATTCAAATCAAACATTTGGATATCAAGTATCAGTATCTGCGAATGGAACTCTTGAAAACTATGGTTCTGGTGTTCAATGTATTGCACATATCACCAACGTGATAGCACAAAGAGAATAAATAAGTAGAGACTTTTGATATTAAAAATTAATAAGATGCAAGAAGGCACAAATTTTTTCTTTTTTGAAATATGTTTCACTCATGGAAACAGTTTTGATCTAACTACCTTTGAGAATATTCTTCAAGAATCTGCAGATTTAGATTATGGTTATGATATCGATACCGATGTTCCAACAGAAACTATTGTAAAATTTCAGTGTAGTCAAGTTTCTTTTCTTGAAATACTTGATAAGATTGAAGAACTAGATCCAAATATGGGATATATTGAATTTACAACAGAACTTGAAATTGATGATGTTTACTTGGGTGAAGAAGAAGATACTGACGAATAATATTATTCTAATCAAATAAATAAAGTTACGACAGAAGGCACAAAATGGCGTTAGAATTTAATGCGGATAAGGAAAGGATTGCATCCTCCAATTTGCAGATTAAAAATGATACTACCGCAAAACTTACTATTGGTGGTGCTGCAGATGAGAAGACTGCAATTTTTGCCAAGCAAACCGATGTAGGGGGCGATAAACTAATCCGTGTTGGTATTAATACAGAGGATCCTCTGTATGAATTGGATGTTGATGGTCAGATTAGAACGACCACTTCGATCATTTCAGATACTGCAAGAATTAACAACTTGGACATTGACACCATTGTCAATCCTCAGTTGAATTTAAAAGCGCCAAACCTAACAACATTTACAGATCCTGATACTGGTCAAACCTTTTTCCCAACTTCAGTAACACCTTCTTTCAGAGACGATAGCACCAAAGTTGCTACAACTAACTTTGTTTATAATATTGCTACCAATGACGTTGGTGGTCGTATCTACGTTTCCGAGCAGATTGGAGATGATACCTTCGATGGTAGATCTGCAACGAAACCCGTTAAAACAATTAAAAGAGGTGCTCAGCTTGCCTCAATAACTCCAGATAAAGAAACTTTAATTGTTGCTGGTGGTGAATATTTAGAAGACAACCCAATTTCACTACCAGCAAAATGTTCTGTTGTTGGTGATAATATTCGTTTGGTCATTTGCAGACCAAGAAACGCTGGCAAGAACATGTTCAAAGCTGCCAGCGAAAACTACATTTTTGGTCTTACTTTCCGAGATCAGATTGATGCTAATGGCAACGCTATCGATACTTGGAATTTTGCTTATGTATTTGATGATAAGCAAAGAATTTACTACGACAAAAATTTAGGAGGAACTACTGGTAGAAATTTCGAAGTTGGTTATCAGTATTTTGGTGCTCCAAAGTTTGAAGTAATCTTCAGTGAAAATTCTCCTGTAACAGGATTAGAAGCAGGAAAAACTGTAACCTCCAGTTCTGGTGGTAGTGCAACAATTACAGAAGTTACTTTTGATGAAGGAACTAACCTAAGTGGTTCTTTTATTCTTGAAGAAGTAACTGGTGCTATTCTAAGAGCAGACACCATTACATATGATGACAATGGAAACCCTGCTACTCTAATTGCAGATAGAGTTAACTCTCAAAGAATTGAAGTAGAAGTTGTAAGTCATGTAACTTCACATACTTTATATTCTGTATTAAGTGTCGAAGCTTCAGACACATATCCAGATGGTCTTATTTTTGAAGTTGATCAGTATCATGATTATGAAGTAGGACAATATGTAGATATTGATGGATTTGCTAGTAGTGGAACTTATGGAGACCTAGCAAGGTTTAATGGCAGACAAAAAATTTCTCATCGTATTGAAACTACAGATGGATTCAGCACCAAATTTGTAGTATACAAAGATACTCCAACGGATCTTTTTGGTATTAGCGGTAGTTCTACATATGCACCACCTGCAGTAACACTAGAATCTAGTGATAACTACATTGTTGCAACACTTCTAAACTCGCCATTTAAATTCCCATCAACAGAAACAAATTCTTTCCGTTATCAAGATGCAGTTGATTTAATTCAACGTAATAAAGAATATGTTGCAGAAGAAGCATTAGGAAGAGTCCAGGCAGAATTTCCTAATACAAGTTTTGATGCTACCAAATGTAAGAGAGATCTTAAAACGATCATTGATCATGTATCACATGACTTGTTCTATGGTGGAAATGCCGCATCTGTAGAAGCAGGAGAAAAATATCTACTAGGTGGCGCAGTTGCTTATGTCGATGGAGAATTAGAAGAAACAAAATATGCTATTCGTGAAGCAAGAGAACTTTCTATTGAAGCACTTAGAAATATCCTTGCAGCAGGAACGTATACTTCAATTTCCCCATATACTGATAATACAATTATTGTAGATCCAACGCAAGCTGTATCTCAAAAAGCAGGTGATGCATATAGACTTATTCAAAAGAATAAGGACTTCATTGCAAATGAAGCATTCTATTTGATGACTCAGCAGTTCCCTTCGTGGACTCCACCAAACGGAACTGCCAATCAAGATTGCATCGATGATATTCTATCAAACCTAGATGAAATTACATATGACCTCCTGTATGGTGGAAATAGTAAAACATATGATGCTGGTAATGTTTATATTACCAATACACTCAACGGTGTAACTTACTCAAGAACCATTGAAGATGGTGAAAGAGATGAATCTGTCTTTGCATATAACAGAGCAAGAGATCTTGCTGTAGATGTAATCAGTAACAATGTAATCACTGTTCAAGGATCTCACGGTTTCCTTCAATATAGAGATACATCAATTACAATTGACGCTGTTGAAGTTGGTCAGTTCACTCCAACTGATGCTACTTATGATCCTGCTACTGGCGATTTTGTAATCACTTTCGGTAGTGCTCATGGATTGACAACATCAAATGCTATCGGATTGGATAGAGAGTCATTTGTGTTCACTTGTGCCATGGATGGTAACAAGACTGAACACGCACTTCCTGGTCCTGGTCAACTTGCATATTCAAGCAACCTAGAAATTACTGCAGTAACTACAAATACAGTCACTGTTAACGTTGGTGCCTCTGGTCCAGATCAACAGTTCACTCCAACTGCTGCAGTTTATAGTCCATCTGCAGGAACCTTAGTATTAACTATTGGTGCTCACACACTATCTGTTGGTGAAGGTGTTGTTATTGATGATAATTCCTTGTCGTTTACTTGCGACATGGACAACAACCAGTCTACAAAGACATATCCTCGTCCTGGAATTGATCCTTATGCAGGTCGTTCCATTCCAATTGCTGCAGTAAGTGCTGATACAATTACCTTAAATGTTGGTGCATCTGCTCCCAATCAATATTTCACTCCAACAACTGCATCTTATGATGCTGCAACTGGCGATTTAACTCTTGCTATTGGACAGCATGGTCTTGGAGTTGGTAGAGGTATTGTCTTAGAAGATGAATCTATTTCATTCACATGTGCTAAAGATGGTAACCAGACTGTTCATGCATACCCAAGAACAACCGACCCTGCAGCTGGTCAATCTCTTGCCATTACTAATGTCGCTGCTTCTCAACACACAGCAACAGATGCTCCATACAATGCTTCAACAGGTGTTGTAACATTTACTGTTGCAGGTCATGGATTTAATAATGGTGATTACGTTAAGATTGCTGATGGTTCCCTTACATATACATGTGATCTAGATGGTAATACTGTTCAGAAATCATATCCTCGCGCTGGATATGATTATCCATCTGGTCGTTGGTTACCAATCTTTAATGTAACTTCCAACACATTTCAAATTAACGTAGGAGATTCTTCTTACACTGGTGCTCACACTTTTGTAAGTGCTGCAGCAAATGGTATTGAGCGTCAAACTGGTAATATTACTGTGAATGTTGGTGCTTCTCCTGTAGGTGAGCAATACACTCATACATTTGTAAGTGCTACTAATAATTCTGTCAAGCACGAACCACAGTCTGAGCATACATTTACAGGTTCTACTGCAAATTCAATTAAGCATCTACCACAATCAGCACACACCTTCGTAAGAGCATCTAGCAATGCAGTAACAGCATATGAATCATACTTAACTTGTCAGACTGAAGCAGGAACTATCAATACTTTATTTGGTATTCTAACTCAAGCAATTGGTGATGACGCTACTGGTGTTGGTAATTTAAATGGAATCACAAGAACTGAACCTGTAGTATCAACAACATATGGTGATGGAGCTTGTGCAAACGTAGTATCTACTGTATATACTCTATTTGATATTGTTCTAGACATTCTGGATGGAGGACTATCTCCAACTAGAACATTGCCATCGTCTGCATTAACCGACGAAGATGGTAACGTTGTTGCTGTCAGAGATCCTTGGGACGATCTTCCCATCATTGAAGTATCTCCATACATCTTCAACTCATCAGTAATTTCGTTCATTGGTGGCGGTGGTTGTGAGATTGATGGAACTAAAGTCGCTACACCAAACGTTCCTAGACCAAACCTACCTGAGCAAGGTAAGTCGATGGTTGCTGCTGCGTTTACGATTATTTCTTTTGGTGGTATTGGATACAAAGTTATTAGAGATGGATATACTCAGTTAGTTTCTTGCTTCGTAATTTTCTGTCAAGATGGTGTTCTTGCAGAATCTGGTGGTTATGCTTCTATTACCAACTCCGCTACGAACTTCGGAACGTATGCAATGAGAGCGCAAGGATATAGAGAGGAAGCGTATAGTTTCAATGAAGGTATTATTGAAAACATTACTTTTAACGAAATTGGTCGCCCTACATTTAGAGTTAATAGTCTTGGCGGAAGACCTCTAGAGCACTATGTTATGAAGATTGGTGGTGTAGAGAACTATATTCAAGGTGTTTCTGGTGGTGGAGAATACTATATTAACAAAGTAGTATCGTCTACTGCTAGTGCTCCATTTACTGTCGAACTTGAAATTGATGGAGCTCCAGATGTTAACACTGGTGTTTCTCCAGTAATGCGAATTACTGGTAATAACAACCGTTATACTGATGCATATAATCTCCTGTTTAACAATGGAGATTACATTGGGGATGAAGCAGTTGGTATTATTGAAAATTATACCACTCTTGCTACAGTATACAATCCTGCAGATGCAAGCACTTATGAAGTTGGTGATATTGTTTCGGAAAATGGTAGTTATTATATTGCTCAAAGGTATATTGGTGTTGGACCAAAGACATCGATTCCAGGTGGTCTAGATTGGAGTTTGATTGTTCAATCTGGTGAAACAATTGGATTTCAACCAGATATTGAGAAGTGCCGCAGAGATACTAGACTAACAGTTCAATCTTGGGCGAAAGACTTACTCCAAGATTCAAACTCAAATACTTGGGATGCAGCAAAGTTATACATCGATGCTGTAAATGGTGGCGTTATTCACGTTAATGGATTTGAAGATGGAACAAAAGCAGTATTCCGTGTTGCTTCTGTACTCTCAAAACTTGCTATCAACAACCTTCTAAGAAAGCCTGGTGTAACTCTCACTGCACAAGAAATACAGAATGGAAACTATGTAGCACAGTATACTGCTGAAACTCCTTACAGAGATCTAACTATTACTGATAGTGATACTACAAATGGTGATAGTGATCCAAATAATTATACTACTGGTGATTGCACAGATGTTCAAGCATCTATTGATACACTATTACAACTTACAGAAGAAATTTTAGATGAGACTGAAGTTGCTTCTGGTTTAACAAGAAATGATGGTATCTTTAATCTTACCGTTCTAAACAGAGATAAACTAATTGGTAAGATTGTCAAGTTCCATAGACCATCTATCGTTAACTCCTCCTCACATACCTGGGAATACGCTGGTTCTGGTAATGATTACAATGCACTACCACAGAACGGTGGTCAATCTGGTAGCACAGAAACAAAAGATTTCGAACAAGTTTCACAGGCATATGGAAGAGTTTACTCTTCTGGAACTGATGAACTTGGTGACTTTAAGATTGGTTACTTTGCTAAGGTAGAAAACAGAACTGGTAACATCACCTTTGGTGGAACGGTTGAAATTTCCGAAGTTAGCTTCCTGAAGATTTCTGGTGGAGATATTACTATTGAAGGATTCTCTGCTGACAATACTTTGGGTGGTATTGATTCTTCAAATAGTTTACTACCTACACAAAAATCAGTAAGGGATTATATTTCTAATAATCTTGGTAATTTTATCAACAAAACGTATTCTACAAACCCAACTCCTAGAGCACTTGTAGAACTTGGTGACAATGGTCGTATCAATATTGACCAGTTACCAGCACTAAGACCATTCAATGTCTTTACAGTTGCTGATGAGGCGGAAAGACTTGCTTTAGAAGGAGCACTTGCTGGTGATATTGCAATTCAACAAGACATCAGTCTGTCATTCATTCTGAATAATGACTTAGAATTCCAAGTTCTAGAAATTGGTCCTAGCGATAAATATCAATTCTCCAATGGAGATGTAATTACAGCATCACCATCTACCGCACAAGGAACCATTACAAATTATATACATGGTTATGTTGATAGTATTTTTATTTCTGATCCTGGTCAAAATTATACAGCAGCACCAACCATTTTCATTGGAACATCATCAATATCAAAACAAAATTCTGATGTATTTTCAGATGAACAAGTAACAAATAATGGAAATGTATATACAATTACAAATGATGTAATATTAAACGCAGGAAATACAGGAACTCCACCTACACATACTTCGGGTGTAGTTATTAATAATGATATTGAATATACTTATGTCGATTCATCTTTATGGCAAAGTGGTCAAACATATGCCGTTGGTGACATTGTGCATAATGGAGATCAAATTTATAGAGTTACTGCTATAGATACAACCACTGATGCTGGTCAAAGTCCCACGCATACTGGTATAAGAGAAATTATAACAAAATCAGATGGTTTTGCCTATGAATTTATTGGGCAATCTTTTAGTAACACTAATTACACTTATGGATACAGTCAACCATTAAAATATGTTGGATACCTTAATGCAGGTACTGGTAATTATAATGTATATACACATAGAGTTAGAGCTACTACAGGCACAACTCAACCAACTCACACTTCAGGAAGTGTAACAATTGACGGTGTTGATTACTTATATGCTGGTTCTCAAGCAACTGCTACCGCAGAAATTGCTAATAACCGTGTTTCTTCAATTACAATTACTGATCCTGGTTCTGGATATAACAGCGATCCAGAAATTGTATTTACAAATGATCCAGGAGATTCTACTGGTGCTGGTGCAGCTGCACAGGCAACTGCAAGATCTAGAATTGCAATTACTATTGAAAATAATATTAAAGTAAATGATGGTGATGAAATTTCAGATTTTACTGTTACAACTGGAAATGATCAACCATATCACATTATAGTTCTTGATGCAATTAATACTTCGGCACAGAATATTAATAACTGGGTTCAGTTAACATCATCAAATATTGATGCTGCATTTATTACATCTGGTATTATTTCTACAGCAAGATTGGGTGTTTCTGATACAAACTTCCCAGCAAACTCAACTACTTTCTTAAGAGGAGACCAAAAATACGCACCAGTTACTCAGTTTGTAAGAGTCGCTGATAATGATACTCCTATTCTTTTAGGATCTCAGTTTAGTAGAGGTTCTTATATTGAGGAAGTTTACATCGTTGATGGTGGTTCTGAATATCAAACAGGATCATATTCAGATAATAGCTTGCTTGGTCACCTGGCAGGTGTTGGAAATCCAAATGCAGGAGCATCTGGTGCAACAGCAAACTTCTTGATAACAGATGGAGCAATTCAAAAAATTGATATTACCAATGGTGGTGGTGGATATTTAGAACCACCTGTAATTTCATTTGAAGATGCTCAAGGAAATCCAGTAATTGGTCCAAGAGCAATCTCTGAAATTAGTGCAGGTGTAGTTACAGCAGTTTATATTCTTGATGGTTCCAGTAATATTGCACAAGGTCTCCAAGTAATATTTACTTCAGTTGGTGGTGCTGGTGCAAGTGCTGCAGCAACTGCTACTATTTCTGATGGTGTTATTTCCAGAGTAACAATTACTGATGGTGGTGTTGGTTACGATACAGACTTTACTCCTGATCCACTTCCATCAGCAATTACTTCCAATCAAGGTGCAACTGGAGATGATGCAGACTTGTTAGCAAAACTTGCTACAAGACAATTAAACTTCGGAACAGTTGATGTTGATATCAAAAGACTGAGTGGAAATACTGTTGCTGCAGATAACTTCAGCACCGTTGGTGTCGTAAAAGTTTGGAAAGAACAGTTCAACTTCTTCGATGATGGTGGAATCCAAATCAAAGAAGGTGATGGTGTCGGTCTAGACGCAGACAAACTTGATGGTCAGGAAGGTCTATACTATCAGAATGGTGCCAACTTTATTGATGGAACTGTCGGACCTACTAAGCTAGAAAGCGGAGAAGACTACGAGATTAACATCACTGGATCTGCTGGTTCAGCAGGTCTAATTGAAATTGTTGACACTAAAACTGTTAACACTCAACCACAAGCAACTCCAGAAGGAGCGCAGTTAGCATATAAGAATAATCTAACCATTGCTAACATTCCTGAAACTAATCTAAAATATCAATTCTTAGATGATGGAGGATCACAGCATCAAAATTTGACATTCAGAAGACCAAGATCCTCTGCTACAGACTTCTCTGCTGGTGCTGTCAATGGTTTAGCATTTACTGATAACAATAACCTATTCATCAGAGGAACAGGTGGAAACTTTGTTTCTGCATTGACTCTTGCTGATGGTGGTAACGGTTATGTTCAAGGAACGTATGAAGATGTTCCTCTTGGTGGTGGAGAAGGAACTGGTCTAAGAGCAACTATCGTTGTTAATAGCAGCGGTAATATTTCTTCTGTCACTATGACCGATAGTGGCCATGGTTACGATGAAACTGGAAATGCTTCAGGAACATTCGTAGTTACGCTACCAGAATCTTATTTTGGTTTGGATAATGGTAGAACCAGATATAACCACTGGGAAGCAAATGTAAATTATCAATTTAATGATGTCATTTATGTTGGTAATACCGAAGCAAGAGGATTCATTTATAGAGTAACTCTAGCAGGTAGTTCTGGAACAAATCCAAACGATCCACCATCACATGAATCTGGTGCTGCTACAGCAACTGGAGGAACAGCAGAGTTTACCTTCATTGGTTATACTAATGCAAGAATTGTTGCAACAGTTGCTTCAACAGTAACTGGTAATTGGAACACCTATAAGAAAATGTGGTCCGCAGGTAACGACGGTCCATCTAGTGGACTCAATGCAGACCAACTAGATGATAGAGAATTATCTTGGGTAACAAATGCACTCAATATAAATTCTGGAACTCTAAGTAATAGAAGACTTCCAGATCAACTATCACAGAAGGATGTTAACAACAGAATTAGAGTTACTGCTCCAAATCCTGATTTCCAAAGTGCAAACAATGGTCTATTCTACGATCTATATCTCGAAGGATTTGCTAATACCACAGAACTAGATGAACTTGATACTCAAATTGCTGCAGGTGAAGTAAGACTAAATCTCTACACTGTTACCAATGTTAACAAAGGAACAATTAAAGTTATTGATTATACAGTAAATACCGAAAATTCTGATTACTACTGGTCAGAAAATACTGCTTATGTATTAGATAGACTCATTCAATATGGATACAACATCTATCGTTCTACTGCAGCAATCTCCAATTCTGGAACTACTCCACCAACTCATGTTGGAGGAACTGTTAATGACTTAGAGTTTATAGGAAAAGTTACAAATCCATGGACTATAGTTACTGCAGAACTAGTTTCTGGTGTCTTGGACGAAGAAATCGTTAAGGTTGGTAATGCGGTAAGACCAGCAACTTACTATGCTATTGCTGATTGGAGCATTACCAAGAGATCCGATTACAGCGTATCTAAGCACAATCTAACTGTAGATAATACTGGCAATCCTTTCTATATCTTAGGAAACCAAGATCAGATTACATCACCTTCTATTAGATTCCAGTCTAGTGGTAGCACGTTTACTGATCAATTTGGATTTGACGTTGCTATGACTGTCAGTGGTGGTAGCACCACAATAGGAACAGGTAATATGAATGTTTCCTGTAGTGACTTACAAGTAAATGGTAACCCAGTATGGCACTCGGGTAATGTTCAATTTGTTCCTGGTATTTTCTATCCAGCAGCATGGGTAGCAGCTGCTCAATATAATGAAGGAGATCGTGTTTCTGTTGACGGTGACAAGATTTACACTATCACATCTTCAGGTGCTGGACAAACGGCAGGATCAACTGCTCCCACACACCTATCTGGAACTGTAACTTTAGATGGAATCGATTACACCTATACAGATCCAGATTCATATGATACAACTGCAAACAGCAGAGGTGTTCTAAGAGATCCTGACGGTAATGTTTCTTTCAATACCGTTATTGCAAGTCTAAGAGGTGCTGCATCACTTAACGTTCTGAAGTCTGGTGATACAATGTCTGGAGATCTCCAGTTTAACCAGACTAACACTGGCATCAAGTGGACAATGAACACTGATGGTGCTGGTATCTTCTTCAAGAATGATGGAGATGCAGATTCAAATTCATACCTTGAGTATTACACTCAAGATAATGGCAATGAGTATCATGTTTGGACAGTATATACACCAGCAGCATCGAGACGTGAGCTTATGCGTCTTGAGCAAACAGCAGTAGACCCAGATGGTGGTGGTCCTTTAGGAGCAACATATGCTGGTAATGAGCAAGCAAAACTAACTCTTTCTGGATACTTAGAATTCTCTGCTAATAGCGAATCTATTATTACTACTGCTGGAACAAAAATTACGTTGTTGGCGGATTCATCTCTAACCAATACATATGATTCCAGAATTATTATAGCTAGAAGTAATGATACAGACTATGCTGGTCAGGTAAGACTGCATATTGCAGAAAATGACACTGCAAACTTCTTTGTTGGTAGAGAATCTGGTGGTTCTGCAGTAACTCAGTTGATGCAAATCGACAAAGATGGAAATGCTGTAATTGGAACACAATCTCCAACCTCAAATTACAAACTCAAGGTTGAAGGAACTCTTGCTGCAACCAGCAAGTCCTTCGTAATTGATCACCCAACCAAAGAAAATTATCAACTAGTCTACGGATCACTTGAAGGTCCTGAGCATGGCGTATATGTCCGTGGTAAAACTAGAGATGATATCGTTGAACTTCCAGAATACTGGACTGAGTTGGTTGATGAAGATAGCATCACAGTTCAACTTACCCCAATTGGTAATCACCATGCATGGGTAGATAAAATTGAAGATAACAAAGTATACATAGGTGGTGGTGCAGCGTTCTACTTCATCCAGGCAGAGCGTAAGGATATTGATAAGTTGCAAACAGAAGTAGAACTAACGGAGGAATGATATGGGACTTAATATCAATTCAAAAATAGCATACGAAGGATTAACTATTTGCTTTGATCCATCAAATCCTGCCAGTTATCCTGGATCTGGAAATATTATTTACGATATAAGTGGCAATGGAAATAATGGAGATCTAACAAGTGTTGGGTTTTCTGTCGCAAACCAAGGTCACTTAACATTTAATGGAACTAGTAGTTTTATACAATTTCCATCAACGACTTTAAATAGAACTACTGGATCTTGTATTTCTGTGTGGTTTAATGTAACAGATTTTACAAATTTTGCAGCAAACAAGACAGTTAATTCTCGTTCATTATTTTCTGCAATATCTGGTTATAATCAACTAGTTGCTTTATATGAAGGTGGATTTGGTTTTGAAACTGACACGAACTCAAATCCAGATGATATTGCTAGTAATACTTCTCCAGACTTCCCACACGCAGAAATTACCGCAGGAGTTTGGGTTAATTTTGCAATGAGTTTTCTCAATAATGTAGCTACAATTTATATTGATGGAGAAAATGTAAGAACCATTAACGTTGGAGATAATACCACATTCCAATATATTGGAAATATTTTAGCACCAGATAATTATCCAGATTATTTTAAAGGCGGAATTGGTAGTTTTTTCTTATATGAAAGATCTCTCAGTGCGGAAGAAATTAAATTGAACTACAATGCTTCAAAATTGAAATATCTTGTTTGATCATAAAACAAATAAATATTAATTGTATCATAGATTAACCAATGGCAAATCAAGATAAGGATATCCTAATTACACCCAATAATAATGCATCAGGGTTACCAGAAATATCCTTTGTTGGATTTAATAACTCGCCAATTAAACTGCAAGTAGAAGACGACAATAGTATTTCTTTTATTAGTGGTTCAAATCAACTGTACAATATTGACAGTAATGCAACCTCTGGAAATATTTTTGCAGTTAATGATACTACTGGTATTCCTGCAATTGCATATAATGTAGATGGCACTGTTCAATTATCTCCATACATAGGAAAAATTGCATTGGGTGGTACAAATGCAATTTCTAAATTGCATGTTCATGAAGATCCAAATGATACAACTGGTCCAACACTAACTTTTCCAGATGAAACAAATAATAGATATTCAGTTGGCATCGGATCTACTCATATAAATGGTGTTGGACAGAGACTAGATTTTTATACTGGTGATAGTGGAGATAATCTGACTAATCTTGGAACAAGTCAACTGAGAATGTCTCTGACTGCTAACGGGGATCTTGGTCTTGCTACTAATAATCCAGGTAGTATGGTCGATATAAGACCAATTACATATGCAGCTAACCAACCATCGGAAGGTTATCAGTTAGGAACTACTGGTGGTCAATGGATCTCAAAATTCTTCATGAGATCTGATAGTGGCGGAACTCCATTTACTGGTATTGCAACTCCAGCAGATGCAGAAGGGGATGTTCATGAAACATTCCAAGTTGCGGGAGCTGCTTCTGCTTATGTAAGAATACGTCCAGGTGGAACTGATAACCTTCTAAGTGCATCTGTAGAGAGAGTAAACATCAATAGAGATATTGTTTCTGGAAATGATACTAGATCCGTCTTAGAAGTTGATGGTGGTATTAGAATCCGTGATACTCAAGGAGGAGAAAGTCCTTCAAAACCAGGACATTTTGGACTATGGGATTCAAATATTAATGCTAGCTGGAAGTGGCTTTCATCTACCAGTTATGACACCATGAGTTCAACTGGTGTTTTTAGAGATGTTGCTTATGTTGATTACAAACCATTAACTACATGGAGAGCTAACTACCTCAAATACAATACTCTTGTTTATCGTCTTAATAATGTAGATAACCCCTCTTTGAATGGACTCAGGTTAAGTCCTAGAATGCAAAACAAAGAGTATTCTATTGCTAGTATTGTTGGCAATAATGGCAGTATTAATAATACTACAGGTGTTGCAACATCTGGAACTCCTACTGTATTGACATTGACAGAGGACATTTCGGCAATTTATGGTCCATTCCCAGTTACCAATGTAACTGGTTGGCCAACAACTGCTCCAACGGCAGATGCCAATGGAAATTTCCCCACTTACAATGTTTATGTTACTTTGGGAACAAATGCTCAAGGCGAAGCCCATGAAATTGAGCGTGGAACTGGTGTTTTATTAACTGGCATTGGTGGTGGACTTGATAATCGTAGTATCTCCATCTTTAGAATTCAAGGTGATAGAAGACTTAGACTTCGAGTAAATGGAAATATCTGGACTGGTCCTGCAGGAACTAGTGGATCATGTCGTGCTGTTTGGATTAGAACTGCAATTAGAGATTGTGGAGGTGCTACTACATCACAATCTGTAAGTTGGAACTGGTTAAGGACTTGGAGATTTAAAACAGATGCAGCAAATCCAGCAAGAACACTAACAATTGGTGGTAACTATTCCAGTAATACTGTATATCCAGATGTAAACAATCAAGGTTTCTTAAGAGTATATCGTGACTATTCATCTAGTCACTACATGTATAGAGAGCAGTATGATATTGGTGCTGGTAACCAGTCACTGGGATGGTCTGATTATTGTCCAACACATACTACATTCAATTATACTAGAACTGGTAATAACAATATGCAGCAATATGCTGCTTCTTATACAGGAACTGGTCAATCATATCGCGGTCACACTTACAACCTTTATGGAGCATATGTTCCCAACTTGTCTGGCGTTAACATGTATAATCGCATCTATCGTAATGGTAGAGTTAACAGTCAATATGGAATTTACTCTGAAATAAGAAACGGTTTATATAATGATTCCGCTGGATATGCTGCAAGAGGATATGGTTTCTATGCATACATGCCTAATAGAGGCACAGCAAGAACAAATGATATGCGTGGAGGTTATGCATATCTAAGAGCTGGAGAAAATACATCTGCTCATAGAACAGTTGTTAATAATGCGCGTGGATTCCATGCTTATCTAAGAGCAGATGGTGGAACAATGACAAATGGTTATTTGTTCTCTGGAGCATTTAGAACAGGAAGCAATAACCCCAACGCTGATCCACCAACAGAAAGTATCATTACCAACAGATGGGGATTATATCTGGATGATAATACTGGAACTATGAAAAGCCGCATTGACGGCAGAGTAACTATCAATGGTGGAACAACAGTATATACTGATGCAACTAATGAAATTTATCTGTATGTAAATGGTTCAATTTACTATAATAACCATGCTATTATTGCATCCAGAGGTGGCGATAATAGCAATGTTGATCACATTTGGCACGATGATAACACAACAGATAGTGCTCCTGGTTCTTGGAATTTCTGTTCTGATGTTGGATATAAAGCTGCTGGCAATTCAAGAATTCGCTGTGGTCAAGTTGATGCAGCACAAACAAATGGAACTAGCACGTTCAGTGGAAACCTAACTGTAAATGGAACAAAGAATTTCCAAATTAAACACCCATTAGAATCCCTAAGAGACTCACATTTCTTGTTACATGCAACCGTTGAGAGTCCACAGTTAGATCTTATCTATAGAGGTTCTTCTACTTTGTCAAATGGTTCTGTTTCAATTAATATTGATGAACACTTTGGAATGACTGCAGGAACTTTTGTTGCTCTAAATGGTGATATCCAATGCTTCACAACAAATGAAAGTGGTTGGTCTGCAGTAAGAGGAAGAGTTGAAAATGGTGTATTGACAATTGAATGTCAAGATGAAACTTCAACAGATACTATTTCTTGGATGGTAGTTGGCAGAAGAATTGACGAAAAAGTTAAATCTGATAGAGGTACTACTACAGATTCTGAAGGTAGATTGATTACTGAAATTCCAGTAGATAGTGATATTTGGGTTACTCCATGGGATCATGAATTGGAAGGAACAACCAGTGGTGATGGAGATGATCTTGAAAATGTCAGAAAATCTGATGAAGTGATATATTACGGTTGACACGACAGAAAAGATCATTTATAATTCCTATAAATACCAATGACTGAATTGCAATTCTAACTATGGATTCGACACAACTCCAAGAAAATTTCGAAAAGCAACTTGCTGAAGCTGAAAAGCAAATTGCAGAACTACAAGATAATCTTACAAAAGCAACAGAATACCGCACCAAACTTCTTGGTGGTCTAGAAACTCTAAGGATTCTAGCAGAAGGTGATGGAACTGAGGAACCTCCAGCAGAAGCAGCACCTACTGAAGTGGTAGAATAATAAATATTAAATCCCTTCTTACTAAATAGGTAAGAAGGGATTTTTTGTGTCTGATGGCAAAACCAAGTTCACGAGCTGAACTCATCACATACTGTAAGAGGCAGCTTGGCGAACCTGTCCTCCAAGTCAATATTGATGATGAGCAGGTCAATAACGTTATTGATGATACCATCCAGTTCTTCCAAGAGAACTGCTACAATGGTATGGAGAGAGCATATCTAAGACACGAAATTACTGCTGACGATAAAACACGTTTCGATGGTGAAATTACTACATCATCAGGAACGACTGAATGGGAAGAAGCAACTAATTATATTCCTATTCCAGATCATGTAGTTGGTATTACTAAAGTATTTGGTCTAGTCAGCAACTCAATCCGTTCCAATCTTTTTGGTGTTGAGTATCAATTATATCTAAATGATCTGTATGCATTTGGATCACTTGATATCCTCAACTACTATATGAACAAGCAGTATCTGGAAACTCTAGATATGGTTCTCAATAATGGATCATTCCAGCAGTTTAGATACACCATGCGTCGTGATCGTTTGTATCTTGATATCAATAAGTCATTCCTCAAAGAGGATACATATCTTCTAATTGAAGCACATCGCCTTATTGATCCAACAGATGCGACTGAAATGTATAATGATATGTTCGTTAAGAAATATGCTACTGCTCTCATGAAGAAGCAGTGGGGTATGAATTTAATCAAATATAATAATGTGCAATTGCCTGGTGGCATTACACTTAATGGTAGAGAAATATATACAGACGCATTAGCAGAAATTGAGAAAATTGAATCTGAAGTTCTCAGCAAGTATGCTATTCCACCTATGGATATGATCGGATAAGATGCCTACTAGTCCTTACTTTCCAACATATTATCAGGGAGATTCTGGAGAGCAAGATCTCTACCAAGATCTTGTAGACGAACAGATCAAGCTGTTTGGTTCTGACATTTACTATATGCCAAGAACTATTCTACAAGATTATACTCTTGATGATATTGTATATTCAAAATATGAAAGTCAGTTTCAAATTGAAATGCTTCTACAAAATGTAGAAGGTTTTGGTGACACTTCAGAATTTATCAGTAAATTTGGTCTTAGAATTACTGATGAAGTAAAGTTTAGAGTGTCAACTAGACGTTGGGATGAAGCTTCTGCTGGATATAATCTCACTGTTAATGGCAGACCCAATGAAGGAGATCTATTATATTTCCCATTAACAAAAGATTTATATGAAATCAAATTTGTAGAAAGAGAACAACCTTTCTATCAGTTTGGAAAAATACAATATTATACCATGACTGCTGAGATTTATGAATATGGCAGTGATGATATTTCTACTGGTGTAGCAGAAATCGATGAAATTGAAACTACATTCTCCAGTGCAATTAAACTAGTCATGGATCCTGGTGGATCTGGGGACTTCACAGTTGGCGAAGAAGTTGTTGGAGATGAATTCCTCGCCAAGGCAACAGCAACAACAGATGGTGATGCCGTAGATGGTATTACTATTACTGACAGTGGACTTCATTACAATTCTGCATTACCACCCACAGTTACAATTTCTGGAGGAGGAGGAAATGGAGCAACAGCCACTGCAACGGTTAGTTCGAGCGGTCTTGTTACTGGTATCCTCATCACTAGTGGGGGTAGTGGTTATACAACTGCTCCTGATGTCACTATTGATTACTCACCTAAGGACAATAGAGCAGAAGTCAAGTCCTGGGATTCTGCAACCAGAGACCTCCAAGTCATCAATAGAACAGGAACATTTACTACTGCTGAAACTATAACAGGTCTAACTTCAGGTGCTAAGTGGAGTCCTGAGTCATACGACACTCTAAATAATACAAATAGCACTTACGATCAAAATAGAGTGATCGAAGATAGTGCAGACGATATCATTGACTGGACAGAAAGAAATCCATTTGGTGAATTTGGAAATAAGACAGGTAGCTTCTAATGTTAGGATCACATTTTTACAACGAGATTACTCGTAAAAACATTATTGCTTTTGGAACACTCTTCAACAATATTACATTGAAGAAGAAAGATCCAGAAACTGGTAATGTTTTGGAGGAAGAAAAAGTTCCTTTGGCATATGGTCCTAAGCAAAAGTTTCTCACTCGTCTGGAACAGAACCCAGATGTTGGAAGAAAAGTAGCAATTACTTTACCACGTCTATACTTTGAGATGACAGGTATTGATTACGATCCTACTCGTAAAACATCACCTATTCAAAAATACAGAAATATCATTGATGATAATGGTAATGAAGTTAAGGTTCAATATGTCCCTGTTCCATATAACATAAGTTTCGAGCTTGGCATTATTGGCAAATCGCAAGACGATGCTTTACAAATCATTGAACAGATTCTTCCATACTTTCAACCATCATTTTCAGTGACACTCAATATGATTCCAGATATGGATGAAAAAAGAGATGTCGCTATCGTATTGAATAACATCAGTTATGATGATCAATGGGATGATAGTTTTATGCAGCGTAGGTATATTACATATACTATGACATTCACTGCTAAAAGTTATTTCTATGGTCCATACACTCAATCTGATGTCATTAGAAAAGCAATTATATATGAAAGTGTTGGTGATCTTGAGATTGGCAGAAGAAATATTGAAAGAACATATTCTCCAAAAGCAAAAGAAGATATCAATAATGATGGTCAAATTGATGCCGCTGATGATGCACTATTAACAGCAGATGATGACTTTGGATTTAATGAAGGAATTACTTACTTATGAGCATGGAAGAAAACATGGAGAAAATCCTCAATATTGAAGTTGAACCTATTGAGGAAAGCATACCCACTAAACCAAAACCACCAGAGGTCAATAAAGATGACCGCACAAAAGACTACGAGTATACCCGTGGTGAATTATACTCACTCATAGATCAGGGTCAGGAAGCGGTCAGAGGCGCTTTAGAGGTCGCTCAGGAGTCAGGGCACCCTAGAGCATATGAAGTCGCTGTAGCGGCAATGAAGCACGTTGCAGACATGACTGAGAAACTCCAAGACCTACATAAGAAAATGAAGGATCTTGACGAAGAAAAGAAAGGTCCATCCAAAGTCACCAACAATGCTATGTTTGTTGGTAGCACTGCTGAGCTACAGAAGATGCTCAAGCAAATGGGTGGTGGCAAACGATAAATAAGAACGAAGAGAAAGGAGAGTAATGCTAATCACACCAATTGGTAAAATTACTTCGTTGGATTCTGCTACAGATATTGATGCAGCGTATCCTTCTGGCACTGGAGGAGGCATGTTGAATGGTAAAGAAATTCTCCGCGCAAGTGTGGTTAAAATTAATAACGCAACAGACAAACCTGTTTGTGCCAGAGTAGTTGTAGTTCAAGCTCTTAATACTGCCACTGGAGAACCATATAGTGTTTTCCAGCAGAATAATATTGAGACTTTCAACTATCACGATATGATTATTGCTGCTGGTGAGACTGCCTACATCAGGAAAGATCCTACTCAAACAACTCTCGTCGATCCTGACGTTCCAACTTATGCTGATCAACCAGCATCTGGTGGAGAAACTATCCAGATAAGATTAGCACCTAATCAAACTGCTGGCACTGGTTATGTCTATGCTTCCCCCGTAACAGTAACAGGATAATGGCACAAGTAATCAAACTTCTGGGACCACAGATCCCAATGACCGCTGATGACGACCCTGGTCAGAATGCTGAAGGGGCGACTAAAGTTTATGTGACCCATGATCCAGGTGGTGGTCAGGCACATGAGATTATTCTCAAGAATGCTGGTGGTGATGTTCTAGGAACTATCCATCTCCTGAATGGTCACGACATTATTATCGATAAAGAACCAACGGACTATCTACACACGACAACCAATACTACCCATGTGTTTTTCGGTCCTGTAGCAGTAATGGGTTAATATAAATAATCTCGTAAACCCTCGTCGGTTATCATGAGAGATTATAAAGAATTTAAAGAACTCTGTGAAGCAAAGCGTGGTCTCTACGACAATATCCACGCTAAACGAAAGAGAGGAGAAGCACCTGCGCGTCCTGGTAGTAAGGACTACCCCGCGAAGGATGCTTTCAAAAAGGCGGCGAGGACTGCCAAAGAAAGTTTTGAACTCACATCAGAAGCAGCCTGGACTAGAAAAGAAGGCAAGAAAAAGTCTGGAGGTCTTAATGAGAAGGGACGTAAATCTTACGAGAGAGAAAATCCTGGAAGCGACCTTAAAGCACCAAGCAAGAAGGTTGGAAATCCCCGTCGCGCATCGTTTTGCGCTAGAATGAAGGGCATGAAAAAGAAACTAACTTCCAAGAAAACCGCTAAAGATAAAGATAGCAGAATCAATAAAAGTCTAAGAGCTTGGAATTGCTGACATACTTGTAAAAATATTATTAAGAATGTGAATTTTTACCTACTAAAACTATAATTAGTAATGAGTTTTGATATGAAAATGCGTCTAAACGACACTGATATCTCACGTCTAATCGCTGCTTGTTTGCTCTACCAAGAGCGAACAGGTTCTGAGTACATGTGGGAACAATATGATGATTTGATTAATAAGCTCAATGCTTATCAAGATAACTATTCGGCGGACAATGAAAATTCTATTCGCGTTTCTAGCAACACTATTCCTGGCAGCACCAGCTTGGGCAGTTGATGTAATGATGGGTGCCAATGGCAACCTTGTTTTTGAACCAGCAGAGGTCACAATTGCTGCAGGAGAATCAGTTCATTTTGTAAATAACATGTTGCCACCTCACAATGTGGTTGTAGAAAATCATCCTGAGATTTCTCATGAGGGTCTTGCAATGATGCCTGGTGAAGAGTTCGATGTAACCTTTGCTGAGGCAGGTGATTACACTTACTGGTGTGGTCCCCACAAAGGTGCAGGCATGATCGGCACGGTACATGTAGAATGAAAAAAATCAACACTGTTGTTTTAGACATCACTGTTGCAATACTAGACTTCCTGTATCAAGGAAGAGACTATCAACGTTTCTGGGTGCTTGAGGAGATTGCTCGGGCACCCTATTTTGCGTTCTTGAGTGTATTACATTTCAGAGAAAGCATGGGACTTCGTGGTCCTGAGCACATAGATCTAATGCTTCAACACTTCGAGCAATCAATCAATGAAACATCACATCTGGAGTATATGGAAAGCAGGGGCGGTAATTCTTATTGGATTGATCGCTTTGTCGCCAAACACCTCGTCCTTATCTACTATTGGGTCAACGTGGTTTATTATTGGGTATCTCCTCGCAATGCATACCATCTGTCTTATGAAGTAGAAATTCATGCGGCAGAAACTTATGCAAAGTTTCTTGCTTTGAATGGTCCCGATAAAAAGATCCTTGAGATCTTGAATGATGAATTAGAACACTCTAGAGAATTAAAATTAGCAATGGAGAAAATTAAATGAAAGTAGGAATGATCGGACTAGGACGGATGGGCGAAGGTATGTCCCGCCGTCTCATTAAATCAGGACATGAAGTTTGGGGATACAGAAACAATGCTGCTAAGGCAGAAGAGCAGTATGAGAAAGGTTACATCAGTGGATATACCACTTCAATCAAATACCTCGTACAAGAAGTCGGGGCAAAAGGTCCTGGCATTTATATGATGGTAGTGCCAGCAGAAACCGTAGAGGATACACTTAATGAGCTACTACAATTTTGTGTGGAAGGCGATATTATTATTGATCATGGCAATTCCAATTTTAAAGACTCTAGACGCAGGGCAGAAAGGCTTTCTAAACTTGGCATCCAATATCTTGACTGTGGTACTAGTGGTGGTGTTTATGGTTTGGAGCGTGGATATTGTCTTATGGTTGGTGGTACAGATACTGCAGTATCCGTCTGCCGTCCTATCTTTGACGCACTCGCACCAGGCATTAGTGCTGCCCCACGAACAAATAACGGAGACGGTTTCACTTGGTATCCAGAAGAGTATGGATGGATGTTCTGCGGTCCTTCAGGCGCTGGTCACTTTGTGAAGATGGTGCATAATGGCGTAGAGTATGGCATCATGCAAGCATATGCCGAAGGTTTCAATATTTTACATGAAGCAAATGCAGGTGCCAAGTATGTCAAAGAAGGAGATGCTGAAGTCGCTCCAATGGATAGCCCAGAAGACTATTGTTACGACATTAATGTTGCTAAGGTGGCTGAGTTGTGGCGTCGTGGTAGCGTGGTTGGGTCTTGGTTACTTGACCTTACCGCTGATGTTTTACGCAGCGATAGAGAGCTTAGCAAGTTCGATGGTGGTGTATCAGACAGTGGTGAGGGTCGTTGGACTGTTCATGCTGCTGTGGATCTTGGCGTACCCGCTCCTGTTATTAGCAGTGCGCTATACGAAAGATTTGGGTCAAGACGACTAGGCAAGTTTGCTAATAAAATCCTCAATGGAATGAGGGCAATGTTTGGTGGTCATGACGTTCGCTGATGTCTTACTTTGGGGAGCACTACCGTTTGTATGTGCCACCATCTATTTCGGGATACGAAAAGGTGAAAATAACTACTACGACTCAGACGACTATGATGGAAATGGAACCGCTCACTAGAGGCATAGTTATCTTCGGTGCGACTGGAGATCTATGTAAAAGAAAACTTATTCCAGCACTTTATAAACTCTGGTATCAAGATTTGATTCCGAGAAATTTTTTAATTACTGGTGCTGCTAGAAGAGATATTGGAGCAAAAGCATGGAAAGAATCTCTTGGAAACTATCCAGAGGGATTTTTAAATCAATTGGATTATGTTTCATGTGACTTGTCTAGCCAGGAAAGTCTTAATAAACTTCCCGAAACAGACGACACAACATATTTTCTATCTGTTCCACCAGAACGATATGAATGGGCAATTATCAATCTCAAGCAAGGAGGATTTTTAGATGACCCAGAAACATCCCGTGTGGTTATTGAGAAACCCTTTGGGCACGATTTTAAATCTGCTGATCATCTATCAACTGTGGTTGCTAGACATCTACGGGAAAAACAAGTATATCGCATTGACCATTATCTCGGTAAAGATACTGTTAATAATATCCTTACCACCCGTTTTAGCAATATTCTACTGGAACCACTTTGGAACAGGCAGTATATAGAAGAAGTCCAGATCTTTGCCACTGAGACTATCGGTTGTGAAGGTAGAGCTCAATACTATGACACAGCAGGTCAGGTTCGTGACATGCTACAGAACCATATTCTACAAGTGCTAGCACTCATTGCTATGGAACCTCCTAGCAAAATGTCAGCAAAAGAAATTAGAAGAGAAAAGACAAAGGTGCTTGCCGCCACTACAATGTCAAAGAACACAATCTTGGGTCAATATGACACATATAAGTCCGAGTCAGGTGTTGATCCTGATAGTAATACTCCTACCTTTTTCGCTGGTAGTCTATTCGTGCATAACTGGCGTTGGGAGGGAGTTCCTTTTCACGTCATGACTGGCAAGAAAATGCCTTATCAATGTGTAGAGGTTGTTATTAAACTCAAAACACCTCCACTAAAATTATATGATGGCGAGACTGGAGATCGTATTGTAATGCGTCTTCAACCAAATCCTCATCTTGATATTCGTATGGATATGAAGTCTCCTGGTCTAAATGATAGTTTAGAACTTGCTACATTATCATATGATTACCCACAGGATAGAGCGATTGATGGTTATGAGAAGCTTCTTTATGATGCTATTAATGAAGATCAATCACACTTTGTTCATGCCGATGAGGTAATGGAATCCTGGAGGATTGTAGATGACCTTCTATGTACTGGCGATTCTTGCCAAATTCGTACTTTCCCTTATCTGTACCTTAGTGGGTGGGGACCAGAACACAAAACACAATTCATAACTAATTGGGATTATCCAGCATGATTTTGTTTGTTAGGCATACAATGGAAAGTCCATGGGGTATAGGTATCCTTTCCCTCATGTTAATAGTAGTTCCTATCATTGGTATGAATCTAGTTCATAAATATGGATGGCAACATTGGGAACCATTTTATCGTGAACCTGATTCTGAGACCCCACGAAAATCTGAATGATCCCACATGGAGCGTTATTTGGTCTATAGTGCTTCTTCTTATTGGAGTTGCCTATATCATTTACTATATACTAGGTATTGATAAGAGAGAATCCCATGGGAGCGATGACACCACCAAGTCGGAAGAGTTGCTACAACTTCCGAGTGACCGAGATCAACAGAGTTCTTGACGGAGATACGATTGATGTCACGATCGATCTGGGGTTCGATCTTTACAAAAAAGAAAGAGTTAGAGTCGCAGGAGTGGATACTCCAGAGAAGAGAACCAGAGACCTTGAAGAAAAGGAGTTGGGAATTGACGCAACAAACTGGCTCAAAGAGAAACTGGAGGGTGCTATTCTGGGTGATGATGATCTTGTTATCCGCACTGAACTTGTTGGCGGTGTCGGGAAGTATGGGCGTCTTCTTGGTTGGTTATACATTGGGGACGCAGATTTGTCCCTCAACGAACAAATGATTGAAGAAGGTTATGCATGGGCATACGATGGCGGCACCAAACAAAAAGACTTCGAAGAACTCAGAGAAATCAGAAGACAATACGGAACCCTTATTGAGTAGCAATATTCTGGAAAAGTTGTGGTTTAAACAAAAGTCAATAAAATGTAATCAATTGTTACACTATTTTTTACTACATACGTCTATAATGTATGTACCTGGATGTAACATATGCTTGGTGCTTATCTAATCCTTGTATTCGTAATCATCCTCTTTGCTATAGGAGGTTATGATGCGACTATGAGGGTATTTTATTATGTAGATTTACAGTTAAGATATGCTTGGATCCAGTTCCGAATGTCTTTTATGAGACGCAAACTAGAAAAAGAACTGGGTATCAATCCAAGGAGAAACAAAAATGGATAAAGAATTATCAGATCTTAGTTTAACTAGGGTCGAATGTCCTAAGTGTGGGGCAACGTGGATCAATGGACAGCATTACTGGTCTGGAACAGGAAGAGCTGGTAATGAATTAGATCTTGCTGGTCTTGTTTGTAATAAATTTGGCAACTTTCAATGTATCAATCCAATGAAAGGTTCTGATGGTGGTGATACATGGGAAAAACGTCTTGAAGACTTAAGCAATCTTGAAGAAAAATCTGATCAATAAATACTAGTGGTGAACTAGGATTTATTAGTGGCAATAACTAATGATGTATATTTGGGGAATCCGAACCTGAAGAAGGCGGGAACCCCAATTCAATTTACAAAAAAGCAAATTGATGAATGGATCAAGTGTAAAAATGATCCTATCTATTTTGCTATGAATTACATCAAAATTATCTCGCTAGATGAAGGATTAGTTCCTTTTAGCATGTATGATTTTCAGAAAAATATTTTGAGGGATTTCCATGCGAATAGATTCAACATCGCAAAACTTCCAAGACAAACAGGAAAATCTACTACGGTTGTCGCTTATCTTCTTTATTACGCAATTTTCTACGATAGCGTTAACATTGGCATTCTTGCTAACAAGGCTAGCACAGCAAGGGAACTTTTAGGTAGGTTACAACTTGCTTACGAAAATCTACCAAAGTGGATGCAACATGGTATCCTGGTATGGAACAAAGGTAATGTGGAGTTAGAAAATGGCAGTAAGATATTGGCAGCTTCTACGTCTGCAAGTGCTGTCCGAGGCATGTCGTTTAACATTCTCTTCCTCGACGAATTCGCCTTCGTTCCAAACCATGTTGCGGAGCAATTCTTTGCCTCTGTTTATCCTACTATTACTTCTGGTAAGTCAACGAAAGTCATAATCATTTCAACGCCTAATGGCATGAACCACTTCTATAAGATGTGGGAAGATGCTAGGAGAGGTAAGAATGATTATGTTACTAACGAAGTCCACTGGTCACAGGTTCCTGGAAGGGATTCCAAGTGGAAAGAAGAAACAATTAAGAACACATCACCAAGGCAGTTCGCACAAGAGTTTGAGTGCGACTTTCTCGGATCTGCTGATACTTTAATTAGTCCAGCAAAACTACAAAACATTCCTTTCCATGACCCTATAGCTAGCAATGCAGGACTTGACGTGTATGAGAGAGTCCAAAAGGATCACGAATATATTATTACTGTGGATGTTGCCCGAGGAATTGGTGGCGACTATAGTGCTTTTATCGTGTTTGATATCACCACAGTGCCGTATAAGATCGTTGCGAAATACAGAAATAATGAGATTAAACCTGTATTGTTTCCCTCAGTAATTTTTCAAGTTTGTAAAGAGTATAATAATCCATACGTTCTGGTAGAAGTTAATGACATTGGCGATAGTATTGCTTCTACTCTCAACTATGATTTAGAGTATCCTAATGTCCTTATGTGTGCCATGCGTGGTAGAGCAGGACAAATTGTAGGACAAGGATTCTCAGGAAACAAAACACAACTAGGTGTCAAGATGAGTGTGACTGTGAAGAAGATTGGTTGCGCTAATCTCAAAGCAATTATTGAAGAAGATAAATTAATCTTTAATGACTTTCAAATTTTCCAAGAGCTTACTACATTTGTTCAGAAGAAACAAGCTTGGGAAGCAGACGAAGGATACCATGATGATCTTGTGATGTGTATGGTTCTCTTTGCATGGTTAGTCATGCAAGAGTATTTCAAAGAAATGACTGATCAAGATATTAGAAGAAGAATTTATGAAGAACAAAGAAATCAGATTGAGCAAGATATGGCTCCTTTTGGGTTTGTTGATGATGGTATGGGTGATGATACCTTCATTGATGCAGACGGAAATCTGTGGGAATACGGAGATAAGCAAGAAGAAGTTGGTTATATGTGGAATTACTAATGGACATAGAAGACCAATTTAGTTTAGAACATCTCATTTTTAAAGAAAGGAGATGTAGAGTTTGTGGTGTGACAAAAGATTTAATAGCAGATTTTTATTTGACTAGAAAAAACAAAAAAGGATTTCCGTCAGCATATGCATACGAATGTAAAGATTGCACTGTGAAGAGAGTTATGGAATCTAGAAAGAAGAGAGATCCTTTTGTTGACTGGTGTTATCCAGATTGGTAGTTCACGTATTGTTCACCACCTTTGAAATATACATTTTTCTAAATATTTACAGATCAATTATGATATCTCAAGGAGAAAAACATGGCAACGCAAGTATCGCCTGGTGTAGTAATTAAAGAACGTGAGCTATCGAGTGCAACTATTGTTGGTGCTCTCAATATTATTGGAGCATTTGCTACTACCTTCAAAAAAGGTCCTGTTGGAGAAATCACCACAATTTCAACAGAACGTCAATTAATCGAAAATTTTGGTTCACCTGTTGCAAAAAATGCAGAGGATTGGCTCATCGCTTCGGAATATATCGCATATGGCGGTAGACTGGCAGTTGTCAGAATTGAAAACGATGGTCTTCTAAATGCTGCTTCAGATTCTGCAGTTCTTGTCAGAACAGAAACCGAGTTTGAATCTGGTGTTGGTGGAGCAAACAAACTTATTGCAAGATCAGCAGGAACCTGGGCAAATAACTATAAAGTATTTGTTGTAGACAGAGGTGCTGACCAAGTTCTAACTCTCGCTGATGTTCCAGACACTGAAGTTCCTGTTGCTGGAACTGCTGGTGTAGTTAATGTTGGTGGTGTAGCAAAAGCTGTTGAAGTTGTTGCATGGGATGCAGTTGCAAAGAAACTTACTGTTATCTTCGATGAGCAAGGTGTTGTTGCTTCCGTTGGTGATACCTGGGAAAATGGTGGCACTGATGTTAACATCACTGCTGCGGATGACTGGTATTCAAATGCATCAGTTTCAGTAGGAAATGGCGAATCTCTTGCTTTAAGTGCAATTGGTCCTCGTCCTGGAACTTCAAACTTTGCAAGACAAAGATACATCTATAATGATGAAGTTCATGTAGCAGTTGTTGATACTGCAACAAATGATGTTGTAGAAAGACTAACCTATCTTTCAAAGTTATCTGATGCTAAGAGTGATGAAGGCGGTTCAATTTATTTCAAAGATGCAATTAACCTTTCTTCCCAATTTGTATATCACAAAGATGAATTAAGTGTTTCTGGTGCTCCTAATTCAACCGATGCAGGTGAGAGCTGGTATCAAGCATCTTCTGATATTACAGCTTCTGCTGGTTCCGAAGCATATTTTGCTCTAGCATATACCGTTAGTTCTGATTACGCTGTTGCTTCTGCAGAAGCAACTCTCTCAGGTGGAACTGATGGAACAAATGCTCTCGAATATGATGCTGGTGAAGCAACTACCGCATACAATTTATTCTTAGATACAGAAGCAACTGAGATTGATTTTGTTCTTGCTGGCGGTTCACTCTCAACCGAATCTGCTACTCTTTCTAAGTATCAATCAGTTGTTGGTGTTGCAACTACAAGAAAAGATTGTATTGCAGTTGTTTCTCCTTTCGTTGGAAACCAAGTTGGAACTGGTGGAACTACTCTTTCCTCTTCTCAGCAGAAGACTAAGACTCTTAACTTCCTCAATCAAATCTCTACAAATTCCTATACAATTTTAGGAAGCGGTATCAAGTATGTCTATGACAGATTTAACGATACTTTCCGTTGGATTGGAACCAATGGAGACCTTGCTGGTTTATGTGTAAGAACTAGCGCAGGACAGTTTGATTGGATCTCACCAGCTGGTTTGAACAGAGGTGGTCTAAGAAGTGTAATTAAACTTGCTTGGAATCCAAACAAAGCAGATAGAGATGAATTGTATCAAGCAAGAATCAACCCAATCGTAACTTTCCCTGGAACTGGCACAGTTCTATTTGGAGATAAGACGGCACTATCTGCACCTTCGGCATTTGATCGTATTAATGTTCGTCGTCTCTTCCTCAACGTCGAAAGAAGAGTTGAGCGTGCTTCGAAGGGCATTCTATTCGAGCAAAATGATTCAACAACTCGCGCTGGATTTGCAGCAACAGTTGGTTCTTATCTTTCCGAAATTCAGGCAAAGAGAGGCATCACTGATTATCTAGTTGTTTGCGATGAAACAAACAACACCCCAGAAGTTGTTGATCGTAACGAATTCGTTGCTGAAATTTTCATCAAACCAGTTCGTTCGATTAATTATGTCACAGTTACCTTTACTGCTACCAGAACAGGAATTTCCTTCTCTGAAGTAGTTGGTACTGCTGGTTGATTTAGTTAGTATAAATTCTTAAATAAGAGGTAAAAACAATGGCAATCTCAAGTAATGTTTCCGAATTTCTAGGAAAGATTCAGTCGGGCGTAAAGCCCAACATGTTCCTTGTAGATCTACAATTTCCAGCAAATCATCCAGATAATCCACAAGGTGACGAAAAAGATTTGGTAGATCTTCTTTGCAAATCTGCTGGTATTCCAGCAGCTAACATGGGTGTAGTTGAAGTTCCTTTCAGAGGAAGAGTAGTTAAAATCGCTGGTGATAGAACCTTCGATAACTGGTCTGTAACTTTCATTAATGATAGAGACATGAAGATCCGTTCATTCATGGAGCGTTGGTTAGAAACATTAAATTCCCATGAAGGTAATGTTTCCGATCTATTCCTTCCAAACAATGGATCTGGTTATACTGCTGATCTTAAAGTCAAGCAGTTGGAAAGAGATGGTAATGCAAACGGAACCGTAATCCGCGAGTATACATTCAAGGATGCATTCCCAACTAGTGTTTCTCAAATTGATCTTGCATATGATGCAAATGATCAGATTGAAGACTTCACTGTTGACTTCCAATATCAGTATTGGGAAGTTCTTTCTAGTGGAACTGGAACTAGTAACAACCTATCAGTCGAAGGTTGATAAATAGTTGGAACGTCCAACTATTGAATAGATAATCATGAGTCAGTTATTTGGCTTCCAGATTAACAGAAAGGAGGGACAAAGGGGGCAATCCCCTGTCCCTCCTTCTGCTGATGAACCCATTGCCGTAGCGGCAGGGGGG